GAGTTCTGATGACAAGATGACATTAAGTAGTGAGTTACTACCAAATCTCTCTAATAATAGAACAGGAGGAGTACATGGGGGTCGGTGTTCTGAGAACGTTCTAATACCATTGGAATTCTGTATTAACTTTTTGAGGAAACGTCATCCTTGACATGGAGGAGTCGAACCACACCATGATACCAACATGAAAAGCACCATCGAGATCATGAAAAAATGGCACGCCGAAGTCGCCGAGGAGGCATACGCGTTCGAGCGACGCTGGACACGACTTACACTTAAGCGTGTAGACCCGGAACTCGCTGCCAAGTTCACACGACAGCAAGACTTGTTCGAAGAAGCGTGCATCACCGGCACGGCCGCGGAGATCCAAGCGCACGGCGCGGCCATGCTGCGGGGATACGCGGTGGTAACTCGGGTGCTCGAGCGGGCCGGGGTCGAGGACACGGCCTACCTGATCGGCCGCTGTCCCAAGACCGGCACCATGGTCGCGATCGGCGACCAGAAGGCCGCGATCGACCGGGTGCGCAAAATCCACGGCGAGCAGGTCGTGCTGCTCTCTCCCGACGAGGTCGCCACCCTGTTCGGGTCGGTCGAGGCGCTGAAAACCATTGCCGCCATCAAGCGCCGGTTCCCCGGCGCCGAAGTCATCGACCGCCATCCCGGCGAGCCCGCTAAGGCCGACAGCGGCATCCTCGAGCCGGCCGAGGAGGCCGAACAATGAAACCCGTACTGCTACTGGCGATGATACCCCTGGCGCTAATGGGCACGCTCACGCCCGAGCCGCGCTCACCCTGGACCGGGCCGAGCCAATCCCCGATCGCCGCCCAAGCCGGCGAGGTGAACACCTTCGAGGAACGCTGGTGGCCGGGCGATGGCTCGTTCGCGCCGAACCCCCTTACATTCGAGCAGCGGTGGGCGCCGGTCGAGCAGGCGTGGGGCAGGCGGGTGAAGACCATCACGATCACAAAACCGCCTCCTGAGCCTCCCCAGGAGGCTGTGGCGGCTATCAACACCGCAGTACCGTTGCCGGAACCGCGTTCGCGCGCGATGGTCGCAAAGCCGCGGCCGATCCGCGTCGCGGACATCTGCACCCGGCACGGCATGGTCAAGCAGGTCACCAACGGCGGCAGGAGCTGGAAATGCAGGAAGTAACCAACGGCGGATTGAGCGACGAGCGGCTCGAGCGGGTGCGCGAAGGCATTCGCCTCACCCAGGAGCTCGAGCACGATCGCGACATGCTGAAACGGCGCCTGGACGATACGCTGCAGCGCTGTGCAGCATTGCAAGCGGAACTGGGCGCCGTCCAGGTGGCGCAGGCAAGATTGCAAACGGAATTGGAGGATTACCGCCGCGAGCGTGACGAAGCCGTTGGGAGGGCAGCGGAGATGGCTGCAGTGCTTGCGGCGGCGGCGACGATCCTTACGCAGCAGGTCGACAAAAGCAAGGCGGCCCCCGAAGGGGCCGCCGAAGGCGTCAAACCTCGTTGATGCGGATGCAGTCGCCGGGCGCTATTGACCAGCTGTGGCGTAGAAGTTTGGTCAATGCCTTAGCGATTTCGTTGTCCATGTCGTCTTCGCCATGGACGTGCATGTCGTAGGTATGCCGCAATTCTTCGTGGTCGTCTTCGCGGCTGAACAGTTGCAGGCGGATGGTCATGGGTTTCTCCTCCATTGGGTCAGAAAGGAACTTGCCGAAAGTGTCGCCATCCGGATCGTTGTTGCTGAAGGCGCCCGGGCGGTTGGCGTGCGGGATTTTGCTCATGCCGCCACCGCCTTTCCGGACCGCGCCGCAACGCGCAGCGTGCGAACCGACGTCACATTGGTATGCGCCGCAATGAACTGGCGCGACAGGTGCTCGCGTACCGCCTTCATGTCGAGCGTCTCGCGCTCGCTCTCGCTCACGGACAGGCGAAACAGGTCGCCCTCATAGGCGCCGGGCGTCAGGTCGGCGAGCGCCTGCTTGAGCGCCTTTTCCTGCACCTCAAGGTCGGCAATGCGCGCTTTCAGCGCGCCGAGGTCGTCAATGATCTTGGAAAGGTTGGTCATGGTCGTGGGCTCCGTTGTGTGCGTTCTTGCAGTTTGTGCAGCGCGCTTTCATAGACTTCCGCCGGGTCGTCAACGTCTTCGATGGTACCCGCCAGCCGGGCAGTGAGGGCCTCACAGACCGCGCGCCATTCTGCGGCTGTGAGGCGGGGTGTTCGTTTCATCGCGTGGTGCGGTTTTCGCGTACCGCGTCCCAGTACATTTCGTTGAAGCCTGCGTTGTAGCCGTCGTTGTAGTCGTGATGCTCGAATGTGCCGGGCAGGTAGTCGGTGCGCGCGGGCTTGTTTTCCGCTGCGTCCCAGTAGCCTTGGCGGTAGCGAAGGGAAGCGCGATCGAGGAGGCCGGGGGTCATGGTCGTGTGCTCCGTTGGTGTGTGGTTTGGGGTAGTGGTGGCGGGGTTTATGCCCGCCACTTGTTGATGTATTCGACTGCTGCTTTGATGCTTTTGAAGCCGTCCTTGTTGTCGTACATGCTGTTGTAGCGGTTGTAGATGCTGTAGCTCCTCACGCCGCTTTCCTTGCGCCCGTCGACGTACCAAGGCTCGATCGTGTAGTTCCGGTAAGAGTGGCGGCCGTGCTGGTCGGTGGTTGCCTTGGTCATCTGCGTTCTCCGTTGTTGATGACGCACCTTACAGCGGCCAAAATGGCCGGTCAAGAGTTATTTTGACAAATTGGCCGATTTATTTTACAAGGGCAAATGACTGATACACAGCTCGATATGAACGAAAGCTGGCAATGGGACCGCTCGATGTCTCCCGCCACATATAACCGCATCGTCAGGTCGTTCGGAATGAACCGCGCTGCCGCCGCACGCTATTTCGGCGTCTCAACCCGCACCGAACGCCGCTTCGCCAACGGTGAGGCCGATATCCCGCCCTCAATCGTCCTGCTGCTGCGCGCCCTCATCCACTACGGCGGACGCCCTGTCGTCCCGCTCGCCCCGCGCTACGCTCGCGAAGCGCCTACAGCGCAACCCTGACTTGACGTAACGGCCGTAATCGGTGCAGAAATGCGCAGGTTGGGGGGCCAGGGTGCCCCCCTTTGTCTTTTTGCGCGAGGGGCTCATGGCATCCATGAAAATCGTCTCGCTGCTCGACAGCGAAATCAAAACCGCACGCCAGGTCATGGTCCGCGACTTCGAAACGTCGCTGCAAGAGGTGCGTAGCAATATCAACGAGTTACAACGCGCAGCTCATCAACTGCGCGTCGATGTCGATGCGTTGATGCAAGCGGGGCTACCCCCGGTTCTAAGTTCCTGAGCAAAAACGCAATGTCGCGTCCTAAGACACCAGCCGATGTGGGCAGCCTTGCAAGGTCGTACACCACACGCAGCATCGAGATTTTGGGCGGCCTGCAAGAAACGTCGCCGGAAGACAGCGTCAAGGTGGCGGCTGCCAGGGTTTTGCTTGATCGCGGTTGGGGCAAGCCCAAGGAAACAACCGAGTTTACCGGCGTCAACGGCGGGCCGCTCGAATTTATTGTTCGAACCATCATGGAGGGGTCAAAGCCGCCTAAGAAATAATGAAAATTCCGTTGCCGCATAATGGTTGGACGCCGCGCGTGCATCAAATGCCGCTGTGGAATTATTTGCGCGGCGGCGGCAAGCGCGCAATGGCGGTGTGGCACAGACGAGCCGGCAAAGACGAGATATGCCTGCACCATACGGCAATCAGCGCCGTCGAGCGCGTCGGCAATTACGCACATTGCCTGCCTGAGTTTGCGCAGGGCCGCAAGGCGATCTGGACCGCGGTCAATCCGCACACTGGCGTGCGGCGCATTGACGAAGCCTTCCCATTATCGATGCGATTAAATGTCGATGACCACGCGATGTTTATTCGCTTTAAAACCGGCTCGACGTTTCAGGTGATCGGCAGCGATACTTATAACACATCGCTGGTCGGCTCGAGCTACGCAGGAATAACGTTTTCTGAATTTGCATTATCTAATCCGAGCGTCTGGGCCTACGCGCGACCGATGCTCGAGGAAAATGACGGTTGGGCAATATTTATTACCACGCCGCGCGGCCGTAATCATGCGTTCGAAATGTTTAATTATGCGGCCAAAACCAAGTCATGGTTTTGCGAACTATTAACCGCCAAAGACACCGATATGCTGTCCGACGAGACGCTCGCCGAGACGCTCGCCGAAATGCAATCGCTCTACGGCGCCGATCAGGGCATGGCGAGCTACCGCCAGGAACTGTTCTGCGACTGGACGGCGAGCGTGCTCGGCAGCTTCTATGGCGGATTGATGAAGGATGTCAGGGATGAAGGCCGTGTTCTTGAGATAGAGCCACCGCCCGGTGCCCCCGTGAGCCGGGCGTGGGATCTGGGGGTCGGCCATAGCACCAGCATCTGGTTCTTTGCCGTGGTCGGC